ATATCAGGAGATGTAACTTTAAGACTTTTAAGGTCGTAATCAACTTCCTTCGGAAACTCTTTCGATATGAATTGATAGAGATACCTGTCATAACCATGAACCTCAAAATTTTGTACGTCAGCGTACTTCTCTCTGAAAGCACGTGCTTCTTTTATAGAATTAAAACTGATAGGTTTTGCATACCTACCATCTAATGTCTTATGCTTCGTTCTCTTATCTGTAACAACAAAAAGTGTTGGAGAGAATTTAAACTTACGTTGAATACGTTGTCCATTCTCGTACCCAAGATAAAGTAAATTGTCTCCAACCATTTGAACGTTGGTGTAAAAACTCATTTAGTTACAGTCTCATATTTTTTCCTGATTGCATCATCAGGTTCGACTATTGTAGCAAGAGTTTCAGAATATAGCAACACGTCTGTGTCTGTCGTATAACGTGGCCATGGTTCTAGTGTGCCATCATCCTTGATAAGGTACGGATCCTGTAGGTGGCAATTCGGTTCCTCCTCCAGTTGTTCCACTTTCGATATCAGGTGTATTCCCGACCTGAGTATCACTACCATCACTTGCATCATCATCCTCCAATAATTTTTCTGCTTCCGAAAATAATTCTTCCATATCAAGATCAGTGTTACTAACACCTGCAATCATCTCTTCATGCTTTCTGAAATTCTCTTGATAAGTTTCTTCTTTAATAACTCCCAAATACTGTTCTGCAATACTATCCAAAGGATCATATGCTGTTAGTACATGGTGACCTGGTAAATAAAAATCTTCATCTTTACTTAGAGGTGCCCAAGGAAACCATGATAATTGATATCCCTTCTCTCTATTGAAAACAATTCCTTGTTCTTCATTAGATACAATCTCTAACCTAAAAGGTTTATGAAGATGAAAACCCAGAGCTTGTTTAGTCTCAGGGTCTGCAATCTCTTTTACCTCGGTGATAACTTCTTCACCAGATTTTAATAATAATAATTTTACACTCATGCTACACTGCCACCCATCTTCTGCACATTAGTAATGTATGTATCACGAAGACTAGGGACTGGTTCTAAAATAGTTACAACCATATTATGATTGACTGGAATTTTAGTCTCTGGTGTGAGTGGACACCAAGGAGAATAATTTACTCTCACCTCTGGATCTTCTACGATACCTGTGGTATCCATCTTAGGTGTCTGATATTCTACCCTATATGGATAGTTCATAATATATGCCTGTCTTGCACCAGTATCTTTATCAACTGCTTCTTGCAAATCACATATCACGTTGTCGCCATTGAACATAACAACTACCTTCACTCTCTCAGATCTTACGAGAGATGGACTTGGTGGTGGAGTTACGTCTATAGGTTCCTTTTTCTTTCTGGCCATGAAATTAAAGCTTAATGTTTATATTATAAAAGGGGAATTGATTTTTGTCAATCCCCCTTATGTAGACTAGATAAAGTCCTTTCTAGCGTGATGTTCTGGAACTATTTTTCCCAGTTTAACCACGAGCAATCCGTCTGTGAATTCGACTCCTCGTATCTCGGTATCATCTGAGAGTGACCAGACCCTAGAGAAGGAGCGAGCGGCCAATCCTCTATGTCTAAACGTTCCATCATCCTCCTGTTTTTCTTTGCTGCCTTCGACATGTAATTTTCCAAACTCCGTAAAGACTTTGAGCTCATCTTTTTTGAAGCCTGCCAAGGCAACTTCCAACCGCGATTCAACATTGTTAATTTCAATTATGTTGTAGGGTGGGTAGTTTGATGTAGTGTCTACACCATCCCAGAAACGGTTGAGGTAATCGTCCATGCCTATGCTGTTTCTATTAATCTTCTCCATTAGTTCTGGAAGATTTGCAGCATAATATCTTGCTAAATTAGTCATTTTAGTTCTCCTTAAATAAGCGAGTGTTAATTTGTGTACCCGAAGCGTACACTATTATTTAAGCACGAACTATAAAAATACGTTATGGTATAAACCGATACTATAAGTACGGTTAATCCTCCTTTTTCTTACCGATGTTATACTTACTCTCTAATGTCCAGTCTCCCTTCTCTTTATATGCAAGAACTTTGATCTGACTTAGAGGTGCAACATCAGTGATAACTTCTGTAGTAGGTATAGAGATTAAGCCCCAATCACCTAGCAACTGTACTATGCGATTACGACGTTGTACATCATTAGTGCTCAAGTTTGCTTTCTTACCATCCAAAGCAAATAGCTCTTTAAAATGTACAATATAATATCTTCCCTGTTTGTGTAGTATATGGCATGATTGATATAACTTCTTCTCCTTGCGAGATGCTACACCAATTCTTGTTAAAGTTTCTCTTACTTTTAAAAAGTCATCTGGTTCTTTGAGACCCACCTCAACCATTTGATCTGCAGACCACTTGACTTCCTCGGAGATAACACTCATTTTCTTCCTCCCATTTCATGTATTTGTTTTAAGGTTTCAATTTGAGATTTGGTTAGAAGAGATAATGCGACCTTCGCTTTCTCGTTACTATATCCATAGTGTTTTTTGACCAGATCCAGATTATCAATCTGTTCCTTCTTCAACCAAGGAGAGAAACGCTTCCGTTTCCTTAATGTATATAGCAAGAAATTGTACTGCATGTCCTTATCAATGTCAGGATGCATGTTCATTTCGTTCGCAAATAAGATACTATCAACATTACCAGACAAACATCTATTAACGATGTAAGGAGGATAAGAAGATATCGCTGAAGGGTCATCAGCAGTGAGATCTTTCTTACTGAAGTTGATAGAATTAAGCCAGTCTTTAAGTTCAATTTTCATCACCACACTCTGATAGGACCACGTACACCAGTGCCATGTTGATTTACCTCATAGATCATAGTCCTACCATCTTTTGTTTGACAGTGGATCTCTCCTCCATTGATTACAGCACTCTGTATGTTGCTACCAAACGTAGAGTATGCACCCCTACGAGTGTGATATAATTGTGCACTACCTGACGGGAGTACACGAACCCCCAAACTTCCCATAATTTGTTAATACTAATTCACGACGTTTATGTTGATCCTCCATGTAAGTACCTGTGGATCTCATTGTATAAGTATGATCAAAGTCATACTGACACCACTCTAAAAATCTCATAACGATATCAGGGTGGTCGTTATATGATATCATAACATTGCATAAGCAACTGTCAAATGTATCTGCAAACTTTGCATGGTCGAACCCTCTATGCTTATCGCCTTTGTGGCCATAGAGTGCATCTTTGATATCATATGGTGGATCTGCATAGATGAACGTTAGCGTCTCGTCGGAAACGAGTTCTTCGTATGACAGATTGGTAATTTTCCATCTGGAGATGAGTTCGCTGTACTCTGGCAAACGTTCGATCCCCCGATAGGAAAAGTTTGAATTGCTGGCTGCTTTTGAGAATGAACTGCTCTCAGTGAGACCAGAGAAAGAACACTTATTAATGATATAAAAATCAACTGCTCTATCTTCTTGACTTCTTTTACTGTCATTCAAGTTCTCCTTTGATTCTAAAAACAATTCTCTTGCACTATCTTCATCAGGATGAAAGTTCTTTGCTCTCATAAGTTCGCTGTGAAGATAGTCACCATTATCTCTTAACTGTATCCAGAAATTATATAATGGTTCATATAAATCATTTACCCAAATAGGTACCTCCTCAGGTAATCTTCTAGTCATTTCTATAGCCATGCTACCACCACCTAGAAACGGTTCACGATACTCTGTAATCTCTCGACTAGGCAACCATTGTAATAACTTTGGAACTGCCCTAGACTTGCCACCAGGATACCTTAGAGGAGTTTTAAGTTTCATTCTTCGACACTCTCCAGTTCTTCTATTGAATCTACTGGTACTTCATTACCACCGATATTATACCAGTGCTGTGGCATACCAATACTATCTTTCCTAACACCTAAGTATGCAAGATCGCTAAAAGAATTCTCTCTTAGCATTGCCTGTAATCTCCAATGTATTAGTTCAGACTTCTTCATCAACTTCTAACCAGATAATATAATCATCAGGATCTATGTCTCCCCATGTAAGGCCAGGTTGTGCATAGTCACGGAAGTCTCCTGTTGGTGGAGGAATGATAGGTTCGTATCTACCTCTAGGTCTCTCGTCAGGAATTAATGCTTCAACTGCTGTGTCGAACCATCTATTCATAGACTTTGCCATAGCACGATATGATGTACCAACATAAAGTTGACCACCTACAACAGCAACGGTTGCTGCACCCCAGAACATATAATAAAATCTAGATTTCATTTGTGCTCTGATCTTGTCACGTTTACTCATTAGTTTAGTCATAATCATTTGAATTCACACTCTACCATGATCTCGGTAAGAGCTGCTAATAAATTAATTTCTTGGTCAGCAACAAATGCTGATTGGTATTGATATTTAGCGATGATCAAAACCGCTTGAGGTATACTACTAGGAAGTAAAGAAGTATACAAATTATCATACACAGTTCTTAGTATAGCATTAGGATCATTGTCTAAATTAGACACAATCCACTTACGAACAATAGAGAATTCTTTGTTCTTTAATGCAGATACTAACTCACCAAGTTTTACTTGATTTAATACCGCCAGAATGCCAGTGTCGATAGACCCCGTGGCAGCGTACCTTTGGAGTTCGTTGAGTGTTCTTCTGAAGTCTGGGAAATATTTCTGGACGACTTCAGCGACCACAGCATCAACAAATTGTACATCTTCTGCAGTAAGTATCCCACGACATCGTTCAAAGAACTGAGCCGCAATCTCCTGTTTCTGTTTCCCTCTGACATTGCAATCAATAACAGTTGTTCTAGAATGTAATGGTTCAATAATTTTGTTCTTAAAATTACAGGTAAAAATAAACCTACAATTTTTTTGGAACTCTTCTATTGAAG